GATCCATTCAGTCCTTTCCGATGGGATTCCACTAACAACGTCTGGCGCTGCGATGCACGGTACTCTGCTATAAACTATGATTCCTACGGGACTTCGGTTGGCAAGCCGGCAATCGTTGCGTCCGATGGTGTTAATGTCCAGAGGGCCGATGAAATTATTCCTGACTTCACGCTTAACAATAGAGCCTTACTAGAAGGTCCGATCATCTCGATAGACCAGACAAGCATAGGTCAATGTTATGGGGAGAGGTTTGATGACTTTAAAGAAGGTTGGCTGTGCT